ACGGCCCGACCCTCGAGAACGTGACCGATGCGCCGGTCGCCGGGATCGTCGTGTCAAGGCGCACGTTGCGCACGGTCGGCTCGGCGGTCGCGGTCAGCGCCATCAGCCACCCGATCCGCCCGCCAGCAGCGACCGGGCGAGCCCCGTGTTCGCCTGCGCGATCCGCGTGTCGACGATCGACGTCAGTTCGGTCTCGCCGATGAACACGCGCACATCGGTGCGCTGCTCGCTCAGCAGCTGGCGCAGCAGCGCCTCGGGCGCCACGATCTCGCGTCCGGCGCCTTCGCCGAGCAGCGCGACGGTCGGCGTGTCGACGACGCCGCCGCGCGCCAGTTTCGGAATGTCGGGCAGGTCGATGCCGCCCCAGCCAAAGTGAATGTCCGGGATCGGTCCCGGCATTTTCAGGTTCACATGAAAGCCGGGCACGCGCAGCCCGTTCCATGCGTTGATGACGGCGTTTATCGGCGCCTTTATGGCGTTCGCGACCGACGTCGCCGCCGCGGCGACCTTGCCGACGATCCCGTCAATGAATCCCACCAGTCCGTTGAATGCGTCCTTTACGGCCTGCACGACGGCGCGTGCCGCGTCCTCGATTCGGCCAAACACGGCCTTCACGGCGTTGAGCGCCGTTGTCCATGCGCCGGACGCGAACGCGCTGATCCAGCTGGCGAGCCCGGTGAACAGCGAACGGATCGTGTTGATCGTGTCACTGATAAACCCGGCGATCGCATTCCAGACGCTGAGCGTCACCTGCTTGACCGTGTCCCATGCGCCGACGACCGCGTTTTTGACGGCGGTCACTCCCGACATGAACGTGTCGCGGATCGTCTGCCAGTTGCGGACGATCGCCAATGTGGCGAGCCCGATCGGTCCCGTGATGATTGCCAGCAGCAGCGGCCAATTTTTCTTGAACCAGTCGAACACGTTCGAGGCGACGCCCGCGATCGCGTTGAACGCATCGGTCAGCGCCTTTTTGACCGTGTCCCAGTTTTTGACGAGCAGCACGCCCGCGGCGATCAGCGCGGCGATACCGGCGATGATCAGCCCGATCGGGTTTGCGGTCATCGCCGCGTTCCATGCCCACTGCGCGGCGGTCGCGATCGCCTGCATCGCCGCCCATGCCTTTGTTGCGAGGTTCACGGCGATGACGGCGGCGGTCAGCGTGCCGAATATGGCGACGAGCGGCACGAGTATCGCCTTGTGATCCATCAGCAGTTTGAGCATCGCGGTCAGCGGCGGCAGCACTGTGCCGACGACGGTCCCGGCGAAGTTCGAGAATTCCTGCTTGGCGATGTTCAGCTGACCGGGCAGCGTTTTCCCGACCGCCTCGGCGCTGCCGCCGAATTCCTTGTTCAGTTCCTTGAGGATCAGTTTCTGCGCGTCCAGCGTCCGGCCGCTGTCAACGAGCGCCTTGACCTGATCCTTTTGCGCCTGCGTGAATGACACGCCGACGCGTTGCAGCGCGGTCATGCCCTTGACCGGGTCGTTTAGCGCTTTGCCCAGCTGTAGCGCCGACGATTTCATGTCCTGCCCTAGCGCGACCGACATGTCTGTCATCGTCGTCGTCGCCTGACTGAAAATGTCGTTTCCCTTGCCGACCTCGTTACGAATATTCGTGAACGTCAGCAGCATGTTTTCGCCGGATTGAATCGCCTCGTCGTCAACCCCTGACTTTTTCATAAGGCTTTCCGACAGCTTGCCTACCTGACTGGCAGTGACGCCCGCGACGCCGCCCGTTGACTTCAAAACGGAATTGGTCTGAGCGCCGACCTTTGCCGCGTTCGCGAATTCGGCGGCGCCGATCTTTAGTGTCGCGACGAGCCCGCCGAGCGCGGCGGCGCCCGCGACCTTGCCGAGTGTTTTCAGTTTGTCGCCAAACCCGGACGTCGCCCCGGTCGCCTGCGACATACCTTTTTGCAGATCGCGCGTGTTGGCGATGAAGTCGACGACGATCGCGGGATTCGCCACGGCGTCACCTCGAGCGCCGCCGCGCCCGGCGCTCCTCGCGCTTGCGCTCGCGTTCCGTGCGTTCGATGAATCGCCACATGGCGGCGTACTCGTCGGGCGTCAGCTGGTCGACCTCGCGCGGCGTCATGCGCCACCAGCGGCAAAACCCGATGACGCTGTCGAGGTGGCGCCGTTCGTAGGGTCCACCGGGATCGCTGTCGTGTCGCCCGCGACGTCGCCCGCCTCGTCCCATGTGACCTCATACCCGGCGCGGCGCAGCGCGATCCAGACCATCGCCTGCATTCCGTCGTCGATGCGGTCCGGGTCGTCGCTGAGAATTTCTGACAGGGGACGGCCGGTCGCTACTTTGAGCGCCCGCATTTCATTCGGGGTCAGGTTGCGGGCGACCGGGATCGATTGCGGCAGCCGTGTTTTCACTTCGGCGTCGGCCATGTCATGCGTCCTATCTCGCGCGAGCACGCCGATTCGGCGTATTTGCGAAACGCGCGCTCGGTGCGTTTGGCGGTCGGGTACAGGTATCGGCCGCGCGTTTTGTAGGGCCTGCCGCGTCCGCCGCCGAATTCGATCCAGCGGGCGTAGGGCAGCCCGGCGCCCATCGACGCTTTGCCGACCCTGCCCTGTAGCGACGCGTTGACGCTGCCGCGCAGCGCGCCAGTCACGACCGGGACACGGCCGCGGACGGTCGCGGCGGTCTGCTCGGCGGTCGGGCGGACCGCATCGTTGGCGGCTGCCGTGTCGATGTTGGCGAACAGCGTGCGCGCACCGGCCTGCAGCTGACGCACGCCGCGCACCTTGATCTCGACGGCCTCGGCGGGCATCGCCGGGCTATGCGACGGCCTTGACGGGCGGCGCCGCGAATGACCATTCGAGGTCGATCGTCGATGCGTCGCCCGCGTCGCCGTTGATCGGCGAGTAATCCATCGGGATCAGGTCACCGGACCATGTCGGGTTTGTCGGCCCGACCGGGCGGGATTTATAGGGCATGACGACGACCGGGACGGGCGTACCGGTCGCCCGGTAGGACGCCAGTGCGGCGCTCAGCACGTCCTCGGTCGCGTCGGTGTCAAACGACTGATACAGCGTCGCGACGAGCGACCATTTGACGACGCCGGGATAGTCCTTTGAGCCGCACATCGTGTCGAGCGTCGTAATCGTCGTGTCCGGCGAAATCTCGATGTGATTCGCCACGCACGCCAGTTCTTTGCTGTTGATTTTGAGTGACGCGTCGGTGAGGATCAGCGGCATCGGTTCGGGGGTCACGACGACGGGCGCCGCGGCCGGTGTGTTGGGAGGATCAGCCATTGACGGTTCTCCTAAATGGTGGTTGGTACGCGGTACTGAACGAATGCCGCGAGGTAGGTGACGCCGGATATGTCGTGCTGGCGCGGCGCGGCGACCGTGTCGATCGGCCACGTGTACGCCGGGTCGGCCTCGAGCCGGTCGATCGTGTAGCCGACCAGCTGCTCGCAAATGGCGACGCCCGGTCCCGGCTCGAGGCGCGCGCCGACGCACACGACGAGCAGCTGCGCGGTCCACATGCAGCCGCCCATCGTCGGCGTGCCCGGACCGGTGCCCGGCTCGAGCCACGGGTCGGCCCAATCGAGCATCAGCGCGGGCGGCGTCAAGCTGTCGACGCGGTCGACGAGCACGACCGGGTCGGTGTCGGTGGCGGGCGCCAGCACGGCGGCGGCGGCGTCGCGCAGGTCGCCCAGTGCGATCAGCCCGGTCGCGGTTGCCGCCATCAGCCGACCCCCCACTGCTGCTTACGCGGCAGCAGCGCGATCGCGTGCCGCGAGAACGTGTTGCGCGGCGCCTGCAACGTGCCCGTGTCGGACACGCCGATCACGCCGAACGCCGCATCGTTGGCTTTGAACCATTCGACGCCGCGCAGCAGGTTCACACGGTTGACGAGCGCGTCGGCCGGGTCGAGCGGGTCGACCCGGTCTAGCGCGTCGTCGATCTCGATTGCGGCGGCGTCGAGACACGCCTGCAAACTGTCCGTGTTCGCAGGCGTGACCTGAATGCGTAGGGCGGCTGCCAGTTCGGCGACCGTCGCGTATGCCACTAGGCCGCGCCTCCGATCGCGTCCCTGATCTCGGCTTTGGTCATGGAGTCGTCGGCGTCGACGCCGCGCGCGGCTGCCTCGTCGAGCAGCTGCGCCTTTGTCATCGCCTCGAGCGGATCGGCCGCGGCCTCGTCGGCGAGCGGCGGATCGGGATTGTCGTCGGGCACGCCGGGACCGGACTGATCCTCGCGCACGACCTGCTGGTTAGGCCACGACCAAACGATCTCGGTCATGGCGTCTTGGTGATCTTGATGACGGCGCCCGCCTCGACGACGAGCGGCGTGAAATACCCGGCGTAGGCGACCTGAACGCCGAGCACGGACGGCTCGACGACCTGCAGCGACCCGATCCGGTCCTCGTACACCTCGGCCGCGGCGCTCGACATGACGAGTATCCGCGCGGCGCCGACGCCGCCCGACACGTACATCGGGATACCGGACACGACGCCGACGAGCCCCGAACCGAAGTCGGCCGCGGCCATGCCGGGCGACTGCGACGGGATCGCCGGGATCGGCGGGAACACGGGACCGATCGCCGCCAGCATCGACGGCGCCATGAACGCGGCGACCCTGCCCTGACCCTTCGTCGCCGTGTAAATCTTGCTCGCCGCGTCCCATAGTGACGCGGCCAGCTGGTCGGCCGTGTTTGCACCGGTCGGCAGCGCGAGACCCGCGGTCGCCGCCGTGTCGAACGCCGTGCACGCCGCCGCCTCGGTGACCTGCGCGTAAACGCCCGCGAGGTCGTTGATGATCGTGTCCATGATTCCCGGCTGCGTGAAATCGATGTTCTGCCGGGACACGTTCACGTAACCGCCGTACGTGTTGGCGGTCGCGTTGAGCTTCGTGATCGTCATTTTCTGACTGACCAGTTCGCCCTTTTCCGCCGACTGCGCCGCAACCGATGTGTGCTGCGTGACCTTTGGCCGTGACCAGTTCTGTCCGGGCAGCTGCCGCGGGCCGAGCCATGCGACCAGCGGCCGGTTCGCGTCGACGAAATTGACGACCGGCTGCACGATCGGCGCCGGGATCAGACCGGGGTTATCGCCCGTCGTCTGATGCGCCGCCGCACGGTTGTACAGGTCGATCCGTTCGGCAGCCTCGTCCATGCCGAGCCCGGACCGCCACATGTCGAGGACGTAGTCGCCTGCCGACCGGTACTCGTACGGTTGCGGCGGCTCGTCGCCGCGGGCGGCAGCAAACTGCCGGGCGATCTCGGCGGTCCGTGCCCGCGACTCGGTCGCGATCGTTGCCGCCGCCTGAATCGGCCCAATCTGCTGATTCAGTTCGTCGATCCGTTCGCGGGCTCGGGCGAGCAGATTCATTTCCTGCTCGGACAGGTCGCGCTCGTCGTTTTGCGCCTGCTCGACGAGCGTATCCATGAACGTCGAGCGCTCCTCGACCTCGGACTGCAGGCGGGCGAGCA